CCGAGAAGCCGTCGATCTCGCCGTGAATGCCGACACCGACGGTGCCGCCAGCGGCACCAACGTCCATCAGCGCGATGCCCTGGGCCTCAATAGCGCCAGCAGGGGCCTTGACCCAGACCATTTCGTAGCCGGTTGGCGCGGTCGCCGCGCTGTCCTGGATGAGCAGGTCACCCGCGATGACTGCCGTGGCGATGTATCCCTTGTCATTGACTTCGTAGCCGGGGGGCGAGACGGGACGGGCTTTGACCCGCGTCACTGCCGCCATTGCGTGATCTCCTAACACTCACCCCGCCATGCTCGGTTAGCTCGGCCAGGGCACTTTCTGGGCGGATCGGTCGTATGTGTACGTCGGCTCTTTGTTGACCTTCGGCTGTGGGCGGTCAGGACTGGGCGTCGCGCCCTTGGTTCCCGACCCGGCCTCGGTATCCGGCGCCTTGCGCGGCTCGACCAGTTTGGCGAGTTTGGCCGCATCGGCATCGAGGTCCGCTTCGGTCTCCCCGGCGAGTCGCTCGGCCAGTTCGTCCGGAAGCCGGTGCTTGGCCGCGGCCTTGGCCTTGAGGGCGTTGTGGTCGCGTTTGGCGAGTTCGGCCCGTGCAGCGTTCAGCTCGTCTTCACGCTGCTTCGCGAGCTTCTCCCACTCGCCCTGTTCTTGCGCCTTGGCCTCTTCGGCTTTGCGGTCAGCGGTCGCTTTGTCGTCGACAAGTTTCTGAAGTCGCTTCACTTCCCCGTCGGCGGCTTCACGCGCTTTGCGTTCGGCGTCGAGTGCCTTCTTGCCGTTCTCACCGAGCGGCTCATCGGCCGTCTGTGTCGCGGTCGTCGTGGTCGCTGGCAGTTCGCCCGCCGTGGTGGTCGTCGTGATCTCTTCCGGCATCGCGCCATGGCTCCTTTCCGGCATCGCGCCGGTGAGGTTTCGTGAACGCCAAAAACCCGCCGATGGAGCGGGCGGGCGCTTACGCGACTGCTGCTCTCTCGACGGGTGGGCCTCTTCAGGACTACCCTGTATTCGCTTACACCTCAGTATACATGACGATCATCGACTGTCACCGTGCGACCGGTGGCCAGCCTCGATTGATGCCGTACCGTTGTTCGATCCCCGCCACGATCAGGAGCAACCCTTGACGGAGCAACAACGCGAGCCACTTGACGCCATCGTCTGGCTTCGGTTCCATCAGGCACCATCCTTCAGCGACCACGGATCAACGTCTGGCAACCGCCGCTCAATAGCGTCCTTCACATACGGCATCAGACCGCGAGACACCATCTCGATCTGCACACCGGACGCGGGGTATCCCGTTTGCTGTTCTCCTACCGTGGCGTCATGATTGACCAGCGCCTTTGCATCGTCGGCGGTGAGCTCGCATTCAGCGTGCGCCCAGTAGTAAATCTGTCCGTCCCGAATAGCCTTGGTAACCGAGACCTTCCAGTCCGTCATACCGCATCCTTCTCAATGGTCCTCGCTGCCGCTGCGAGTGCCCGATTCGCAACCTCGACCAGGTGCCGCGACGGCGAGTAGTTCCAGGGCATGCGCATCCACCAGTCGCGAAGCATCGCTATCATGCCACCCGCCTTCCTTCTCTCAAAGCCCGCGTCAGTGCCCGCCATGCTCGGCGTAACGGATGCCGCGCCCGGATGGCTTCCTCCGCTGCTCGTTGAGCCGCACCCGATGACGACCGGATCACCTCCTCCGGTGATATGCCCCAGTGCGGATCGTCAGCGGACAACGATTGCAGCATGCCGTCCGGCATCATCGTCAACGCGGACTCTCGGTGGACTCGGATGAGGTTGGCAGCTGCCCGATCAAACTCGCTAAGGTCCGTCATGTCGATGGCTTCCCGGATTCCACCCGTCGCATCATCACGACGAGGCAGGCGATGGCTTGAGCTGTTCGCTCGCGCACCATCTCCGGCTCGCGACGATAGGCGATCGCAAGTGACTCGGAAAGAAACGGCGCGCGCCATGCCATCTCTGCCGCGACTTTGTCGTTAGGGAATGGCACCCTCAGAATCTGCGCATTGATCGAACGAATGAACTCGTCATCAATCGGTCCGGTCTTGTCGTTCATGCCGCCTCCTCTCCACGCAAGAACCGCCACACCTCGAAGAGCTGTCCGACCAGCGATCGCAGCCGTGACGGGCGTTCCTGTGCCGCAACGGGCCGCGGTGACTGGTCTAGGCCGAATGCCGAGCGGAGTGATTGCACAACGGCGCGAGTGTTCTCAACTTGGGCAGGGGCCAGCGTGCAAAGTTCGTTAGGATGTTGAGGGTAGGTCGGAACCCCATGCGGCGGGTAGACCCCACGCCCCAGACCCTCGTCATGGCTCGCGTACTGGTCGCACCGGTCGCTGTCCTTGTGGCCGGCGCTGAGCATCCAACGAACGCCCTTGGTGAATGGGTTGCGCTTGGCAGCCTCAATCGTTGCGAGACCGTGAGCGCGTGTCAATTCCGTACGCGCCAGCCTACGAGCTGCATAGCTCCCGGCCCCCGCCCGCCCCGGTGTCTGTGTCACGAGCCGCTTCGGTTGCCGAACGACCAACCGTCCGCGTTCGTCTCGACGTGGTGCCCATGACGGCGACAACCACTGTTCGAGCTTCCTTGCGGTGAGTAATGGGTCCTCTCCAGTCACCACCGCATTGACCAGCGTCCGATCAATCGTCTGGCGCACCGACTGACGGGCGAGCCAGACGCGATCAGAGAGGTTGTACGGATCCCCGTTGACCCATGCGCGGGTCGGATCGAATGCCGCCGCCCGGCGCTGGCGTTCTGCCGCACCGATGGCACCGCCGAGGGGGTCAACGGGGAAAGGGGCGACCATCTACGATCCATCCCCCTCGATCACATCCAGCAACTCCGACTCTCCCCGCAACCGATGTCGGATGTCCGCGACCGCCGCCGCTACTGGCAGCAACGCCGCCTCTCGTGCTCGCCGGACAATGAGTTGATAGAGCGGCGCGGTTGTGTCTCCCGGCACCCTCCCAAACATCGCGTCAAGGGCCGTGTCGGTGTCGTTCAGAATCCGTGCCCGTGACATCGGTGTCAGGCGCTGCCCCTCCGGGGTCTCGACGGCATGACGGCGCACCGAGGCGACGACGGCGCGGGCAATCGGTCGCTGCATAGCGTCAAGCTCGGCATCGACGCGAAAGAGGAGGGCATCGCGTTCAATGCGCGGACTAGCCACCGCCCCTACCCTTCTGCTGGTTCTGGCCCACCCGGATCACCTCCGCCTGCCAGGCAATGACCAGCGCGAGCGCCTGGGCCTTCTCGAATCCCTGGCCTCGTAACTCCTGGAAGTAGCGACCGGCAAGCAGAGCCGTCGTCTTCAGTCCCTCGAATGCCTGATCGAGTTGTGCCGAAGTGCGAAGGTGCAACAGATCGTTATCCACGACTCCCCCCAACCGGGATGCGAATCCCGTTCTCGTCAACGATGGCGATGCTCACGGCAATATCGCCGCTTGTGTCCGGCGCAAGGTCAAGCGACCACCCTTTCATCCCAACCGCATCGAGCGGCACGGTGGCAATCCACCGTTGACCACCGAGCTGATGCACATTCGGCTCCAGTGTCACCCGCTCCGGCACACCTTCACCGGCACCCGCTTCTAGGGCCGCGCCAAGCATTGCCAGCGGGTCTGAGGCATTGGCCGCTTCCAGGGCGATAGCGATACGGTCAAGAGCGTCAGCGATGCGTTCCATACGCGCTCTCCTTCTTACGGTGTCGTCGTGCGTTCCGTGATGTCGCGCTCGGCGGTCAGCGCCCCCACGTGCCAGTCTCTTTCTAGATCACCAGCCAGTTCGCGCCATCCGACAGAACCGTGAGGAGTTGATACTGAGCCGTCAGCGTTTTGGTCGCTGCGCCGTCGATGGTCTGAGCCCCGGTCGTTCCAATGGTGACGGCGTTCACCGTAGAGTCGATTTTCTTGACGGTGTATCGCTTCCCGATGAGGGTAACTGCGCTGGGAAGGGTGACGGTGAACGCAGCCGCCGTCGCGTCGGCAGCGACGACATCATCCGTTGCGGTGAGCGTGGGCCCTGCGCCCGTGGCTCCAGAAATCCGAACGACTGCGGCTCTGGCTGTACCCTCACTTTCCGAGTGTCGCGTAGTGGTGCTTGAAATGCGCCGTCCAGAAGATCGAGTGCCAGTCCTGCGCGAGGGTCAGCGCCTGGTCCGGTTGCATGCCCTCGTCGATCAGCGCCCGATAGTAGCCGGCAGCCATCTTCGCGTTGTTCTTGACGCTTTCAACGGCCTGGTCGATCGCCCCAACTGCATAGAACCGCTTGGCTTCCTCTTTGCCGATCCGGTCCATACCTATCCTCCTGTCCCGATGCCGGTGAGCTGCGCGTCGAACTGAGCCGCCGCGGCCTGGCGCCGTTGGAGCCGGGCATCCGCTTCCACCTCGGGGATGCCGATGGCGATCAGTGACTCTCGGTCGGTCAGCATCTCGATCGCCGCCTGCGCCTCCGCCTCCATCTTCCGCACCTCGGCCACGGCCAGGGGGTCCAGTTTCTCTGGCGCGGCAAATACGGCGGCGATCGGCGAGTCTTCGTCAAGCTGCGCACGGCCAAAGGCGTTGGCGATCTCAGTCGCTCGGTGCGCCACGGTGGCCCACGATGGGCCGATCGTCTTGGCAAGCCGCTCCACCTTCGTAATCAGTGGCTTCTCCGCTTGCACGAGAGCAATGCCCGCCGGCCAGTTGCCGCCAGTAATGATGTGGATCGGCACGCTGGCATTACGCGCCACGGTTTGCAGCTTGAGCCCGTGCGCCTCGGTCAGTTGGGTGATGTCACCGGCCGGAATTGCCCCGAAACGGGCGGTCTCTTTGGATGCCTGAAGCATGGTCCCTGGAGCGATCACCGGGTCTTTCGGAAACGTCACGCCCGTCGCCGTGATGATCTGAAACGCCAGCAAGCGCGCAGCCGCCGTCACGTCCATCTGAATGTCGTTGAGTTGGTCCTGCACGGCGAGAAAGCCACCGGCGAGATCAGAGGACCCGTAGAGTCGTCGACCAAACCGTGGGTTACTGAACGGCACGACCGGAATACCAAGCGGCCGGCCGTCTGCTCGCGTCCATGCCACGATGCCGTTCGCCGGCTCTCCGTCCAACGGATAGGGCGACCACTCTCCACCCTCTTTGATAAAGCGATGGATCTCACCAGGGAAGTAGATATTCCGGCGAAGTCGGTCGCGCGGCGGATCGCCGATCATCTCCCGGAAGTCCTTGACGGCGTAGGATGGGCGACCGTTGCGACCATGGGCGACAAAGATGCCGGTCGTGCCGTCCCACCAATCCTCCAGGTGCAGCGTCACCCGTCCGCCGATAGGACCGCCCGGCGTGTTTGGTTGGCGAGCGCGTTCGTCGGCTTCCCAGTTGAGCATCACCGCATGGTTGCCGTCCCGGCTCGCCGCATAGTGACAGTCATAGCCGAGGTCGCCCATCTGGTTACGGACAAAGAGATCGTCGGTCAGAAAGGCGGCTACCGCATCGCCTGGCGAGGTAAATCCGGTGAGATCGAGTCGCGCGGCCGTCGCGGAGATCATCATGTCGGCCACGTTGTCGGCGAATGGGTGTTTCGCCACCGTACCGAGGATCTGCTTTTGCTCGAACCCGATCGTGCCGTCTTGGTCTCCGGCAACGTAACGCCTAAATTCAATAAGGTCTGCGGCGTTCGGAAACGCTGCTCGGCGCTCGCGTTCGATCTGCGCGTGCAAGCCTTCAGCCATCAGGCATACCGTCCCGCGAGACCGCGCCCGTCGTATTCCGGTCTCGCCGCGAGGTAGCTGCCAACTCGACCGATGCTCTCTTCCTCGCCGATGCGGTCAACATGGGCCACGAGGTAGCGCGTTGCATCAACCCCGTCATCATCGTGCTTCACCGGCTCTTCTCCCGTCCGCCGCCCATTGCCCATCTGCCAGACATAGCCAGGGAACTCCTCTTCGGTACACGTCGGACGACCCGCACTCGCCAACGTCTCGTCGCGATCCATCCGCGCATCACGCATCAGGAACAGACGTGGTCGGCCATCTCCGGCCCGCTGGAGCCGCTTCGCCACCGCTTGGATACCTTCAGTCACCGCCTTGTGCGCCGGGACGGTCTCAATGCTCAGGTATTTCTCTAGGGTGGCCCGCCCCTCGGCATCGTGATCGCATACGACCGCCACGGGTCGCGGCTCTCCAGCGGTCACGGCATCAATGCGTCTTGCCATGTCTTCCACGAGCCGCCCTGTCTGGTACAGCTCACGATAGCGATAGAGCCGCCCATCGGGGTCCATTGCGTACGCCTGCCAAGCAAAAGGGTGAGTAAACCCGAAGTCCACGGCCCAATAGCGGGGCCAGTCGGCAGGGATCGGGAAGGCGTCGATCAGGTGAACGGCAGGGTCCCAGCCCTCGTAAACCTGTCCCTCAGCGGCAACCCATAAGCCGAGTCGTAGCCGTTTGTACCGAACACCAGTTAGTCGGTCTAGGGCACCGATATACTCCGCCCCCTGTTCGGTCCAGCGTCCGACTGCCGCATCCCAGTAGGCCGGGTTATCGACGTGCCGGGATTCGAGCATCGTCACGGCGCCCCGGTCTGCCCGCTGTTTCAGCCAATGGCTCGGCGTGTCGGGGTTGCAGTCGCCGATGAGCTGCTGATAGGGCATCACGCCGTTACGGAGACGAGTCGTCAGCGCCTCCCACTCGGCCTCGGTCAGCTCCGTGACTTCGTTGATGCCGATGAGGTCATACTCGCTGGACATGACCTTCGCGGCCTTGTCAAGCCCCCCGACGACGATCTCCGAGCCGTTGGGGTAGCGAAAGGCCGTCGGGTGCAACTTCGAGCCGCCGAATGGCACCACGCCCCAGACACCGCTCCCCAGGATCGCGTTGGTGTACGTGACCATCGCGGCGCCCGTGAGGCTCGTCAACGTCTTGCGGAGCATCAGGGCGCGCATGCCAGGGTGTTTGAGTGCCGCAAGGTGAAGCTTGAGCATGATTGCGGTCGTCTTGCCCGTGCCCGCCGGTCCGGACAACACCAACTCTCGATCTCGATTCCACAGCGCCTCATACCCTGCGCCGCGCACCTCAAAGCTCACCGATCGGGTGTCGCGTGGTGCTATTGCGACCATCTACAGCGCGTCCGCCGGACCGCCGGTGATGGTGATCGAGGTGGTCAACTCTCCAGTGATATTCAAGCTCGTCGTCTCTCGCCATTCCGCCGCCTCCATCAAGGAGAGGTAGCGGAAGGATGCCTGCACGTCGCCGGCCTGAATCGCCTTCGTGATAGTGACGGTGGCCCGCGCCTTCGCTTTGGCGATCGCCGCCTGAACATCGCGAGATAACGGAAGGTAACGCGCCATCCAGACATTGAGGGTGACTCGGTCAATACCGGCCAGCTCTGACGCTGTGGTGCGACTCATACCCGCCTCGAGGGATGTGACGATGTCCTGATGGATGCCGGGGCCGTACTTGGTCGGGCGAGCCATCAGTCTGCCGCCATTTCTTGAGGGGTCGGTGCCAGAATCACCGTGCGGGTGTGCTCAGCGATGGCTCGCATAAAGAGCGGTGGGACACTGTTGCCCATCCTCGCCCATTGCTCAGCGTAGGTTCCGATCGTTTGGAATTGGTCGGGGAAGGAACACAACCGCTTGACCTCGGCGATAGTAAACCGGCGTCGCTCAGATGATGCGAGGTTAACTTCGAATCGGTTAAAGGAGGTGTCTATCGTTGGGCACGCTCCATCAAGGTTGACAGAGGCACTCTTGAATTGAGCAGCATTTCGACAAAAGATACTAGTTGGAGTGTCACCAACCGAATACACAAGAGAAGTATCAGGAACCGTCGCCGACGATTTCGGCGACGGTTCCGAGATCGACTTGTGTGTTTCTCGATACGAACTATTACTGACGACTCGATATTGCGAATGCCCACTTCCACCGAAACCGTCCGCCATCACCAACGGCGATGGGCTGGTGAACGATTCTCGTTCACCAGCCGAGAATCCCGTCACGAATTCGCCGTATCCGTCAAAACCCAAGGCCTGAGCCACACTCAGTGATCGGGTTTGCGCAGCGGGATGACTCGGTATCCCGCTAAGATCATTCCGCACTCCGATAAAGATCATGCGCTGCCGACTTTGCGGCACCCCGAAATACATCGCATTGAGCAATCGAGCGGAGACGCGATACCCGCTGGCCTTCAACTCTCGCAAGCATTCCGCGAAGATGAGTTTCATCTTGCCCTTGACCATGCCTGACACGTTTTCCATCACAAAAGCGCGAGGCATCAAACCACGCAGCAGTCGGACATATTCGCGGAAGAGATCATTGCGAGCATCATTCATTCGGCGTTTGCCCGCGGTGCTAAACCCCTGACACGGTGGCGAGCCGTCCAGCACGTCAAGCTCACCGGGCACCACACTAGCCAACCGCAAGCATTCCTCAACGGAGAGAGCGGCAATGTCGCCGTGATAGATCGGCACGTCGGGGAAGTTGAGTCGGAATGTTTCGACGGCGTTTGCGTCCCATTCGACGGCGAGTAATTCCCGGCAACCGGCCATGGAGTAGCCGAGCGATGATCCACCGCACCCCGCAAACGTCGATATGACGGTCGATGCGTCCAACGCACGCGGCGATAGATGCGCTTGCCACGCTTCCGTGAGTGTTTGTGAGTATTTGTGAGTAGTTACTTCGGGAAGCGATGACCACAATTGGGACACTCCGCATAGGCAACGTCATCGGTCACGGACTCGTCGTATTCCGGAAACTCAACATCCGGTACCTGACTCAGAATCTCCGCCAGCTCGTCATCTCGAAACAACCCGGTCAGGTCCGTATCTCCGACCAGGCTCTCAAGTATTGCCGGATCCCATTCCGCCAATTCAGCGGCGCGATTGTCAAAGAGGGCGAGTCGACGTTTCTGCTCCGGCGTCAAGTTGGACCGGCGCACCGCGATGATCTCGTCACCATCAGCGTCAATGATGCGGAGCCCTTCAATGCCCGCCTGGGCCGCCGCCTCAACCGTGGCATTGCCGGCGAGGATTACTCCGGCTTCGTCGATAACGATCGATCGAGCAGCGCCGACCTCATTGAGCGCATCGGCGATGAGACCGACATTCCGGGGATTGTGGCGCCGAGCATTGCGGCTATCGTGCTTGAGCTGTCCGATGTGATCCGCCATGCCTCACCTGCTGCTACCTCTGGTCTCGGTGACCCGTCTCGGAACCCAAGTTTACACCACGTGGAGGGCGAGGCGGGCGAATGCTGCGTCATGTGAAGTTGGCCACGTAGTACAGGACCCAGATCAGCGTGAACACGATGCCGAAGAAGAAACCACCGGCCTTGTCTCTCTGTCGCTGACTCATGACGCGTCATCATCACGATCGTCCGGCGCATCCTGGCCCTTCAGCGCGGCGAGGGCGTCCCTCTCTTGACGGCGCAACTCCGCTGCAGCCAATGTGCCGAGTCGGGAGATGGACAGCACGAGGTCGCCCGGGAGACTGTTCTTCGGAGCACGAGCGGCAACGGCCATCGTACGATCAATGGCGTCCGTGATGGCCTGCATTCGCGTGTTGTGGTCCTTGCGAAGTCGCTCGAGACCATTCGAGGCTGTGCTCACGTCTGCTCCCCTTTCAGCGCGGCAAGGGCATGCTTTGCCTCCTTCAGTCCATGAATGCGCCCCGCCTCATATGGGCCGATGGTGTCTCGCGATTCTTGAATGAGCGTGATGAGGTTATCCACCTGCGCCACCAGATCCCGCTCAACCTCGGCGCGGACGGCGGCGGCGATCCGGGTCCATGCATCTTGAAGAATGGGGTAGTTGTCCCACTTCTCGGCCAGTGCTGGTGTCTCCCCATCGCGTGACACCATGAACGCCACCCGTCCCAGGTTCGTATCCGTCGTCGCGGTGTCGGTCATGTCGTCTCTCCCTTCAGCGCGGCGAGGGCGCCCGTAAGACCATCGATCTCGTGCCAAGGCACGACGTAGAGCTCCCCTTTGTCATCGGGGAATCCATTTTGCGTGACACGACAAGCGGAGTCCAACAGGTCAGCGTATCCCCGCTCGACCTCGGCGCGGACAGCGGCGGCTCCAGCCACATACTCAGCGCGAATATCGCCGTCAATGTCCTCCCACTTCACGTAGTCCGGGTCATGCTCAACGTCCCGATACTTACGAAACATTTGATCCCGGAGCACT